ATCATCATCAGCATCGGTCTCACCGTCTATTGTATGAACTGATTGAGTTATTGTAACTTCTCCAGTTGCTATTGTAAGCTCTGTAGCATCAGTAAAGTTTAGTGTTCCTACTTCTACATCTGGGAATGTTTCAGTATTTACAGAAATTCCATCTTCGTCAATTACCCAAAATTGTCCTTCTGTCATATCTTCATATCTGAATTGTGGAGTAGTACCACCATCGGCAAATACTCCAACAGATATTGCCATGATACATAAAATTAATAGTATCTTTTTCATAATATCCCTCTCTTACTTAAAGTTTTGAATAACATAGTAATCTAATCTTACCGTTTTACTCTTAATGAAAACCTTAATATGATCGTATTGATTATAGTTTTCTCGTATACTAAACGATGCACCAGCCAATAGATCATTCTCACTTCTTAAATTAGAAGATGCCTTCTCGTTCTTGTCATAATAACCAATGATCTTATAGGTTAATGCTAGTGCTGCGTCTCCATTTACTACACTAATTGACTTTAATTCACGATGCTTACATGAAAATTCTAGTGTATTGTCAGAATAACTAGGGCTAGTCATTCCTTCGACTGTGTTTTGAATTATTCCATTCATAATCTTATCCTCCGTTTAATTTAATTTTATTATTTTAATTTTGTCAATATAAATAATCATACTGTCAAATCTCGCATGATTATTAATTGACCTATTGCTATTGTATAAACCTTTGCAGGATCATCTGCATTAGCTATTTGTATATCATATTGAAATTTCTTAATATCTAAATTAGTCATTGCAGAACTTAATACTCCATAAGCAATTCCCAATTCTGGATTTGTTGTGCATACAAAGTCTTCTGATATAATAGCAGTTCCTGTTAAACCAACTCTTGCCGTAAACGTAAGCGTATAACCTGTTAAATCAAATACCGTATCATCATAATTTGTTACAGCTATAGAAAAAGAAAATGTATCTCCTCTATAAATTTTAATTGCATCTTTTGCTATTGCCATCCTATTTCACCTCCTAATTCTAATTTTGTTAATTCACTATTTATACTCTTATCAGTAAATACTGATTTTATACTCTTATCCGTAAATGAAGAGTTTACTGATCTATCAGTTAGAGTAGAGTTTACATTCATGATATATCCTTAATCATTTACCATTTTTATATTTGTGTTTGAACATTTTGCCAATCCGTACCATCCCAAACCTGCATATTATTAGTATCAGAATCAATAAATATATCACCACTTACCTTATCACCGGGAGCTGTAGCTTGATAATATATTTTATGATAATTATTAGCAGCTAAATATGTAGCTGTTACATCCGCACCAATCGCTATACTATCTGCTTTTGATTTAGTTATTCTAAGGTCAACTTTTTTTTGAGATTCAACAGCAGTTTCTGTTTCACCTAAAGGTGTTTGTGGAGAATCGCTAGTATTAATAGCACCAGTATCAGTTTTACCACTTGCAACATTAAGTAGTTTAACTGTATTTAATTCTGGAGTATTAACTTGTTTAATAAAATTCATATTAATTTAACGCTTCCCAATTTGCGGCTAACAAGTCAACTGATTTATACCAAATATTAGTTGCGGTATCAAGATATTCTTGACCAACATAATCTGGAATAACTGCAGCAACAGGAGTTACTGTCCCAGAAATATAACTTGTTCGTTTTTGCTCTGCCATAATTCTACCTACAACAGCACTATCGGATATTAAATTAGATATATAAGATAACGCTTCATTTGAGTTAGCAGAACCATCAACTAATTTAGCAAGAAATTGATCATCACTTAACATATCGTCATTAACCGCTAAAGTATCTGTATCAGCAGGTAAGGTAAGTAATTTAGTCTTTCCAGCATCTTGGTATATTTTTTCAATAACTGGAGTTGTTAAGGTTTTATTTGTTAATGTAACCGCAGCAGCATTTTTAGTAGCATCACTTGTATTGTCTACATTTGCTAAATCAACTCCATTTGCTGCACTTGTATCTACACTATGTGGGTTTGTAGTTACTAAAGCTCTATGGGATGTATTACTTGCAACAGCACTATGATCAGAACCATCACCTGCAACATGTTTTGAATTAACGCCAATTGCTGGTAATTTATCCATGCTAAAAAACATTTCACAAACTAAGGTTGTGGTTGCGGCTGTATCAATAAATAAAGTATAAGTATAACTTACATCTATATCTACATACCAATTATAATAATCAGCATTGAAGCTCGATACAACACCTCTTGTCATACTTAATGAAGATGCTGGAATAGCTACTGATTCTGGGTCTCCATCTCCTGCATCTCCAACTATACCATAACCACCAGCACCTTTATACGCTTTTCTCAATGAGGCTGTTGTTATAGTTGTTCCGTTTGGATCATATAGAGCTAAATTTACTCTCGCTACAAATTCTTGTGCCATTTTTATCTCCTTTTCATTTTATTAAGTTCCTATTATACGACCTGAGTTAATACGGAATATAGTTCCACCGGTAAACTGAGATGGTATCTTAGGAATATACATTTTATTTGGAATATATTCCCTAAACTTAAATTTAAAGTTTTGCCCCGATTTCAAGAAACTATGTAATTTTTCAACTTCATAATATCCATCCATAACGCACTCAAAACTATCTAAAGTTGTTATATTCATATCTGCATCATAAGATGGATATACTATTAACCTATGAGTTCCCCTTTGAACCATATTAACCCAATCCAATAATTGTAGTAAATCACTCTGATCGTTTACTCCATCTCTATTAATAATTTCAATATCTATTCCCATTCTCATACCTATAGGGTCAACTAATAACTCTTGATTAATATTTACTTCATGTTTATTTTCATCTTTTGGTTTCCAATCAGCAAATCCATCAAAATCTTTTGCTTGATAAGGTCCATAACCATTAGATAAATTTTTAAGCTTAAAAAGTATCTTATTCGTGCTTTCAAATATATAACTCATATCACCTCTTAATTCGCTAATCCAAAATCTTTTATTTTAGTTCCAAATAATCTCATTATAATCTCCTTTTATTAAAGTTCAAATTCATCATCCATCTCTATTGAAAATTGACATATCTTATATGCATCAGTACCGTTATTAGCAGTCATATAATTATATAATTTTCCATTATAATAATTAAGAGTTGGAGTACCACCGAGATGGTCTTGCCCCCATGCCCAATCAGCCCCCCACATATAATAACCAGCCAGTGGATTCATAAAAAGTGGAGATTGGTCTAATATTGTCCATGTCTCCGTACTATCATTAAATTTCATTAACCCATATATTCTATTTACTTTGTTTCCGCTTTCTCTCCATCTTGATGTTCCTCCAATAATACAATATAGTTTTCCATCATATTTGAAATAAGAAAATGCATCCGTATGACTACTATTAAAGATACCCTGATTATCGGTAATTCCAGCCATAATAACTTCCTGATTAATAAACGGTCCTTCTTGTGTTGTTGATGTTGCCTCTACAACTTCCCATGCTTCTGTTAATATATCAGCACTTCTCCCAACTACCATCATTCTATACATACCATTATGATTTATAACAGATGCACCTGTAAATCCATCGGCATAAGCACTTGAATCAATTATAGAATCAGCAGACCATACTATATTACTAAAGTCTTCATTAAATTTTACATAACCTATATTCCAAACAGAACCTGCATTATCACCCGCAACGTAAGCAATATATCTATCCGTTTCTCCTTCAACAAGCATACACTTGTACATTGAAATACTATTTGCACACCAAGCATAAGCTCCATGAGTAAAGATAGCAGCATCCCCATTCATAACACTCCATGATTCTAATGATGGATCATTACACGAAAAAGCACCAATGGATTTAACGTTAGCTGAATTTTTACCAAGTACAAGCATTACATATGTTCCATCTATCTTCTGAAAAATACCTGATGGAGCAACATACACTTCCCGCCATCCAGCTCCAGATTCTTCTATTAATGGGTCAACCTTCCAATCCCACCCAGTATCAAGTGCATTATATAGTGCAACCCTATCCCCAACATTCCAATTACCCTCAGCTCCAAGAACTGCCGTATAATTTAATACTTTTGTTGAATATGTTCCACTTGTTATTTTCATTATATCTTCATAATCACCAGTAAGTCCCGGGTCAGCTACAGAGAAATTATTAAGATTTAATAATGCCCATTCCTTACCAACTGTTGGCGAAACAACGGTTACAATATCTGGTAACCAAGATAATGTTATTGTATTTGCATCAGTATCAATTGAAGAAACAGTAATCTCTGTTCCAGCAGCTAAGTCTAATGTATTATTTAATTCTTCATTTCTAATTAATGGCATAGTAAGTAGTAATGGTCCTGGTATGTATGTAGATATTTCCCCTAATCCAAAAGCTTTTATTTTTGTTGAAAAATTAGTTTTATTTAATTGTTTTGAAATAACTATCCAATCTCTATCAAAAAATTCTAACTTACTTCCAATAATTATATCATTAATAGTTCCAATATCAACTGAATTGTATTTAATACTACCATTGAATTCGATAGGAAACCTACTAATAAACAATTCTGAGAACTCTTCTTTCATTTTATTATCTAAGTTATCGTATAATGCACCTTCGGTCTCTGTATCATACCAAATTGGCTCTAAAGCATCAGACATTTCAATCTCATCCTTTTCTATAGCACCTAAAGTATAGCCATCCATTATATCTCTTTCGTTTATTATAGTTGATGCTCCTTCTACTTCATCTTCAAAATATTTACTTTTAACATTAATATTTCCATTACCATCAGCATAAATAGTTAAAATATTTAAGAAAAGAATTGTTTTAAATAATTCCATATACTCATAAGTATCTGCATAAATTGGTATTGCTACAGAATATCTATCTTGTGTTATCTGTATAATATCATAATTCCCACTAGAATTTATTGCAACATAATTAATTAATAGATCATCATCTATAAATGCAGCAGCCATAAGTTTTACTGTTTGAAATTGTTTAACGGCATTTATAGCTGTCATATACACAATATCACCTGGAGGACCATGATAAGCTAATAAATATGTAGCATAATTTACCCCAGAAATTCCATCAACGTTCCACTCATATGCTAATATTGTAAGATAGAAATCCGTAACTGTATATTGTTGTGGATCTGATGTTTCATACGTTTTGCTCCACGTAAAACATTTATAAATAATAAAAGCTTTTTCTTCATCACTTGCAAATATACTAACGTCTTGAAATGTCTCGACATCACCATTATAATATTGATTATCTGGCTCCCAAATTATATCATAATCATTAATGTCTAAATTATTATTATTATTTGTTACTATCCCGTTTGTATAATTTTCAACACCATTACTTGTTGTTATTTCAAGTTTTGTAAAATTCTTTATCTTGTCAAATAATTCATCAATAATATTTATTGAAACTATAAATTGATAATAATCTTCTATATCTGGGTCATCAATAATTATCTTAATTAATTGTTCACCAAATATTTTTATTAATCCAGTAAAATCTACACAATTTAATGTAATCCTTTTATGAGTAGCAGATGTTTGAGACTTATCGACTAATCCTGTAAAAACTATTCCACTATTAGTATCCCATATCTCTACTATTATTTTAGAAAACTGTTGTATAAGAACTTCTTTATCATCTATTGTTCCGCCATCTAACTGATCACCAATAGATAAATCTGGGTCTATTCCTTCATATTCTAAAATAGTTCCATCTTCATCCATATAAAGAACGTGGTTTATCTCATTATCGTTTTGATAAAGAAAGTTATCTCTTAACCAATCATCATCATCTCTAAATAATTCAATTTTAGCTTCTCGTGGTTCACGCAGAAAGAAATCATCTGCCATGTAGCTTTCAGCATCATAATCTATATCTTTAAGTTTTAAACCATCAGAATAAACAGAAGTATTTTTAGGTTCATCATAAGCATAAGCAGGAGTTTCTGGTGTTCCTGTATTTGTAAGCTCGCTATTACTCCAATTCTGTATAAACTTTACATATAACATTTAATACCTGCCACCTTTCTTGCTAATCTTCTTTGTATTATCTTTAGTGCCACGATTACTTTCAGCTATATCTTCTAATACTTCAAGATTCTTGTCAAGTATTTCTGATTGTTTATCTATTGTCCCTTGTAAAACTGCTGTGCTTAATCCAGAAGATGATGGAGTAGTTTGTGAAATACCACCAACTGCATAAGATAATCGTGGAGCTGGTGAAACATATTTTTCTAATGAATTACTTAAATATCTCGTGGCAAAGTCAGTTGGAGATACACCTTTAGATAAAGCAGAATTTTGAGCTAAAAGATAATCTTCATTCCCAGTAGTTGCTTTCTTAGAATGAATCATTTCGTGCCCTTCCATCTCTCCCATGTGAGCACCAGACTTATGATACATCTGGATTCCACCTTGTGTATGAGACGGTCCGTCTGATATTCCACCAGTTGCATATTTAGTTCCACTTATGATTGCCATTTGAGCAAGAAATGCCGTAAGCAACATTCCTTGCAAGAATTCTGCTGTTGGTATTCCAAGTATTCCTTTAGAACCAAATTCAGTTGCCAGTATTCCTACAACACCACGAGCATAATCAAGTCCTGCAGAATATTGTGCATTTCTTTTTTGTTGTTTTGCCATAGCTTCAGCAGCTTTTTTCTCAATCTCAGCTTTCTTTTCAGCTTCTTTTTTGGCAAGTGCTTCCATGACTTTAGCTTTATGACCTTCGGTAAGTATAGTACCAGAAACATGGTCACGATAAGCATCATATCTTTCAGCTAATGCTTCTAAATCTCTTTCCTTTCTAGTTTCTATTGCATCAAGTTGATGCTGTAAAATTTGATCGCCTATTGCCATGATACTATCTGCAAGCTGTTGTTCAGCATAAGCAAGAGCATCAGCTTCAGTTTCAAAATCTGGAACACCTAATATGTTCTTCCAGTTTAATCCTTCTTCCTCACCTGATGAATCAACTTCACCTAAAAGTTTTTTTATTAGTTTCATTAGGATTATCATTTGTTCTTGTGACATATTTGTAGTATTATATAATTCAAGTATCTTTCCAGTGGCAATATCGCCACCATCACTTATTGTTCTATATAAATCATTCTGTATTTTAGCGAATTCATCAACATCCATTTGTTGTGTTAAATCAACTGGTGTATAATCACGTTCAGGAGGACCAACAAATAATAATAGAGAATTCTTTTTTGCTATTAAATTATTTAATCTTGTTTGTGCTTCAATTTGTGCGATAGACCCTTTAGCGACAACAGCTATATAGTCTTCTTCATATTTAATTAAATTATTTATATTGCTTGTTTGTATCTTATTAAATGTTTCTATATTTTTATTTCTATTAAATTCAGACGTTGCTAATGCTTGTTGCCTATCGTATATTTTTTGTGCTAGTTCAAGTTCTTCTTTAGCTGTGGTAATGGCATTAAATTTATTTTCTTCATTTCTTTTCTTTTGTAATTCAAGAATTCTTGCTTCTGTATTTTCATTTCTTATTTTTAAAGAGTATAATGCTTTTTCTTGATCTGTTAATTGATCATAAAACCATAGAGTAGAAGTATAATATTCAATTTGCTTTTTTCTTTGTTCATCAAATGCTCTCATCTGCTTTACAGTATTAGCAGTTCTTTCTTTTTCTCTTTCGATATTTTTTTTATCCATCTCATCAAGCATTTCTAAATATCCAAATTCAGGAATATCGCCACTTACTGGTATTGCCCACATAGCAGCAATCAAAGCAGGAATTGAAAGAATAGTTTTAGAAAATTTAACTAGATGACCATTTAATTTAACTAAATGACCACCTAACTTAACTATTCCTTTGGCAAAATTAGCAAAGAAATTCGCAGGTAAATACCATTTACCTAAAGCTATTGGTACACTATAAAGTAATTTTATAAGCTTAAATAATTTAATAGATACTGATGCTATTGCCTTTCCTGCAGAAACTAATGGTGCAGTTTTAAATAACCATTGGAATAATCCAAGAGTTCCAACAAAAGCAGTTATTGATATTATTGTCCCAAGAATTTTTAATAATGCAGCACCAAAACCAGTATCCTTAAAATTAGCAGCAGCTATATTAAATGCAGTTAAACTTTCTGCCCCTTCCCTAATTGGTTCATTAAAATCTTCTCCAATAGATTGTCCAAGTAAGAAGAATGAATTCTTTAATTTATCAATTGCAATCTTTGTAATCTCAGATCGTTCCTCAAACTTATCAAATGCAGCAGTAGTACCATCAGTTTGGTTTTTAAGAATCTCCATGAACATAGCACCAGAGTTTAACATTGGAAGTAAAGCCTGTGCACCACGTCTTGTTTTAACTAAAGTAAATAGGAATTCTTCATCAGCACCTTTAAGTTCTTCAAGGATAACTTTGAATCCTTCTGCTTTAATTCTTGCAAGACTAAGGTTAACACCATATTCATCCATAGCTTTCTTAGCTTTACCTGTTGGAGCGGCGAGTGTAAACATCAACTGTCGGATTGCAGTAATTGCAACGTCTGTTTTGATACCTTTAATTGTAAGTAATGAGAATAGAGCAACTGTATCTTCAAGACTAAGGTTTAAAGCACTTGCAGATGCAGCAATCTTACCAAAGTTCGGTCCCATCTCTTGAATCGTGGACTTAGCATCGGTAATTGTTTGTGAAAGTAAGTTTATAATTCTATCTGAATCAGAAGCTTTAAGGTTAAATGAATTTAAAGTAGTAGTCAATAAATCAGTAGCAGTTCTAATATCAGTGAATTCAGCTATTGCTAATGTTGCTGATGCTTCAGTAATAATACCAACATCACGTGGATCAAACCTTGCTGATAATGTATCATAAACTGCACGAACAGATTCTTCTAAAGTCTGTCCATATTTAACCATTAACTTTAAAACATTTTCATCCATCAAGCCACGAAACTTATCTTCGGTTTTATCTAATAAAGAATAAACCTTAGACATTTCTTCTTCCCACTTTATAGTATTAGTAATAACACCACTTACCATGTTTTTACCAATCTCAAGCATTTTATAAGATATCATTGCCGTTGTAACAAATGCCATACGGTTAAGCATTTTATTTAAGCTAAATGCACTCTTGAATATTTGCCCAAAACTTTGTTTTTGAGTTGCTTTTGCTGCTGATATTTTCTTTTCTACTTCTAATGTTTGTTGTTGTATCTTTTTATATTTTGTAGATCCTACAACTGATGTTTTTAATCTATTAGATAATACGGTTTGATTATGTTGCATCCTATCCATTGTATTAGCGTTTTTATGAAGAGTATTGCCTAAAGTTTTTCTAATTTTAGCGTGTCGTGCAGTTCTATCATTAAGAGTTTTTTGTTTATTAATTTGTTTATTCATCAAATTTGCTTCTTGATGTGCATCTGCTATTCGCTGTTTTGCTTGTGCCGTTCTTTTATTATCCTCAATTGTTGCTTGTCGTTGTTTTTCAAGCATAATGTCAGATTTTTTTTCAAGTTGTTTATAATAAGAATTTAACTCTTGTAATCCATTATTCTTTGCTGTAATATTAGATATTTCTTTTGCTCTTATTTCATCAAGAGATTGCTTTTGTTGATTTGAAACAAGTTTTCTAGCAGTTGCTTCTTTCTTAATAGCCGCATCTATTTCTTTTGCCCATTGTTCATAATATTGTTTAGTTTGTTTAAGTTTTGTTTCGAATACGTTTAATTTACCAGTCCAATCTGATAACATTTTACTAAATTTACCGGCACTAAGTCCACTTTTTTCTAATTCCTGTACTATCGCAGTTAACTTAGTAACTAATTTTTGTATCTCTGGCTGTGTTTGTGGATCTTGTTTTACGAGTAACCTTATCTCTTGTATGATAGCACTATTTGTTGTATCTGCCATTATTAAACTCCACTTATTGCCATAATTCTATTTCTAAGTTCAATATAAATCTTATTTCGCATTAAATTAAATACTTCTGGTTTTGGTCTAATTCCTTCTTTACCAATTTTTTTTGCTATTGCATAAGCTTGTCTCTCTTTACCTTTTTCCAATCCACCACTTTTAAGAAATCTACCAGTAGCATTTGATCTTCTTTGACTTCCTATTCCCCTTGCCTTCATCCATCCTAATATGGTATTAGATTCATCTACACCTTGGTAAGGAACAGCAGGAGGTGGCTTTAAGCCTGCCCCTCTACCACCATTTATAACTTGCCAATAATAAAGTTCATAGTTCGGATCTTTTGCATCATTTATTAATTGAATAGTTATTGTATCTGCTAGTCTTAATATCTCAGGTGATTTAAAACCTTTAAAGAATTTTGTAGATGCCATTAAGTCAAAACTCTCAGAAACATTTTTTGCTATTTCTACCATTTCAGGTTGAAATTCCTTCATTATCATTGCAAGTTTATTCTCTTGATCTTCCTGTATATTTTCAATACGCAATTCTATTTCTTTACCAAGAGAACTGATTTTCTTTTTGAAATCCAATGATATTCTAAACACTATTAGTCGCCTTGTGCTTCTATCTTTGAACTTACAGCATCCATAATCTCTGATAGGTGAACACTATAATCAGAACCTATTGCATCTTTAGTTATAACCTTTCTAAACTGCATTGAAACTCCACCAACATTTACCGTTGTAGTTTTTTTAACATATCCCAAAGATTCAAAAATACTTTTTCTTAATTTCGTACACCTAATATCTTCTGATAATCTAAAAGCTTCATGGTATTCATACCTTTCAGCATTTATCCCCGCTCCTGAGAGGGTGAGAATATTTTGAGAATACTCGCAAGTGTTTCTGGATCTTTCATCAGCTTTGTCATCTCCTCCGTCTGCATCGTCATTGTCTTCATTGTAATTAAATCTTTTTGCTCTTTCGATTCTTTCAAGTATTTCTTTATTAATGATAGATATGCATTGCTGATACTTTTGCAAAAATTTACAGTTATCTCTGTTGCCTCCTTATCGGTAAGATCTGTTGCAAAATCTTTTTCAACACCTGTGATAGCTTGAAAAAACATATTAAACGATTCAGGAATTAAACCAATATTCCTTACCAACAAACAAGCAATCTCTTCAATGTTATCGTCTACCGTTACTTGAGGAATTCCAGAAACATTAACACCATTTAAGGCTGTCCATGCTCTTGATAACGCTACAGCATTAGTCGTAATTTTGTATTTTTCCATGTTCTTAACCCTCCATTAAGGTTAATTATACAGTTGTATCCTTAAATAATTTAAGGAAATTACTAATATTAGTTTTATCCATTTCTTTACTGCCACTAAACGGAATAGTATTCCATGAATTACCCTTAATACTAAGATAGTTTTCTAAAGGAAAATTCAATAAAAATGTACTATGATCTGTATCTTCTGGATTGTAGAACATAATATCCACATCTCCTGACGCAGTAAGGCTTCTGTAAAAATCACTATTAGCTTCATTGACCTGAAGGTCATTAGATTCAAAGTTTATCTTTTTTGCATAAAGCTCATAACCTTTACTTGTCATTTTAGAATCACCTTTTTCTGTAGTTATCATAGGTCCTTCATCAAGAATACCAACTTCTGTAAAATAATCTTCTTGATTAGCAGTATCTCCATCAACAGCCATAAACCAGTATATCCACTTAGTTGTATATTTAAATACAATAATATCATTAACTGTATTCATTACATTAGCAAGAGAATTATCATCTGTTATCGTAACAAAATTATCAACATTATCTGCTCTGAAGATAAGAATATCTCCTGCAACTTCAGTACCTGTTAGTGGAGCATCGATATCGGCTAAATTGATAGCAACAGCATCAGTTGTTGCATCACACGCATAAAGCGAATTAGCAGTATCAATATCAGCACCTGTAGAAGTATTAATTAAAGCAGTAATACCAAAATCACTTAAATCATTTGCTAAAGCCTTTAATTGATAAATCCTATCAACATCTTCAAACGTCTTTGTTTTTCTTAGATACACTTCATAAAAATTCTTTACTGCATCTGTATCGTTAGGTATATAAGTCATTATACACTCCTTATTATTATTAGAAAAAAATGCCACATATCAAATTGACACATGGCATCAAATTTAATACTTCTTATAATTGAACGTCTAAGAAGTTTACAAACTTTTGAATAACTCCAACTTCTTTTGAAATTTTAAATGGCATTCTATTGATAGCATTACCTTTAATTTCAAGATTAACATCCATCTGCATATTAGCTCCACCAATTCCATTACCTTCAGTAGCAGCAGTAACGCTTCCAGTCTCTACAAATAATACATCAACATTATATCCAATCAATGTCAACATCATTTCCCAGTTATCTTTATTAACAGATAAACTAGTAAAGTCAATATCAATTTTCTTTGAAATAACTTTGTCATTACAAGTAGCTAATGGAATTTTTTCACCTTCAGCTGTAATTAAAGATGGTTCGCCATCAAGAGCTCCAATCTTACACCAGCATAAATCAGCTGGAGCAATATAAAAGTTAGTTACAGTTAAATCATCTTTATATTGTACCAATGCTGTTTCTGCAGCATCACTAGATCTTATAAACCCATCTAGTGTCCAAGCTGATGTTGCAGGTAAACTGTTCCAATGACCAGTCCCAGTAACTGCATGCATTCTAACATACACATCATAACATTTTTTTACAGCATCATCATCACCATAAGTATACATAATTTTCCTCCTATTATTTTAATACTCAATTTTCACATCAGTGAATGAAACAGGTATGTCTACCCAATCAAATTCACCACGACTCATTTTATCGCTTATCACTTTTTTGCTAAATTCTGCTAATATTACATTCAGCTTATTCTCACAAAATGATCTACACTCTTTAACTTTTGTATTACGACCTTTTGTATGGTGTGAAAGTTTATCCATAGTTGTCAAGATAAATTCTGTTTCTTGTGGAATAAATGTATTAGCAGCATTTATTAATCTATTCGTATCCTTACATTCTATAACAAAGAATGGATAGTCATTATTTTTTATTTCCATTTGATCATTATTAAAGGTAAGAAGAGATCTTGCTTTTAAATTTGTTATACTAATACTAGCATTATATGTTAATGTTATCTTAAATGTATCAGAAGTTATCGCCAATACCTCAAATTCAAGCAGTGTAGCCGCATAATTGTTAAATGTAGTAATTTCATTATCGCTATCCATCGCATCATAGAGAGTGATAAAATCGCCTACAACAAAATTGTGATCAGTAGTTGTTGTAAATATAACGGTCCCACTTCCACCGTCAGCATGAGAAGAAATATCTCTTGTGAATAATCCATTCGCCAGATCAACTAGGACTTGTTGTTTTTCTAAAGCTGTTAATCTTGCCATGATTATGATCCTGCTATTGTAAGAGCACTATCGACAAAAGATGATATAATGCTATCTGCTTCATCTAAGTAACCTTCCCTCATCTTGAATATCTTATCTATAGATGATGGAGATAAACTTCTACCTTCAGTACCTGATTCATAACGATCTAAGAAAACATTACCTTTTGTCATTTTTTTGAGCGCAAGAGCCAGAAAATAAAGACAGTAATACGTTTCGGCACTCTCGAGAATATAAAGCTTTCTTTGTGAAGCACTCATCTCATGATAAGCCATGTCCGAATCATAAGCATTATCAGCAAACATGGTAACATAATTGCCATAATCCTGATAATTCATTGACGACTCCATTCGTTGAGCAGCAGTTCTCAAAATAGCTTCAGATATAAACGCAACAGTATCATCAGTACTATCACCTAAATTAGCCAACTCTTGTGCCCTAGCTTTTATTGTTTCTGAATGCGTCATAATATTTTACCAAATCTATTATTTTTCATCCACTTCGCAACATCAACAGGAAGTCGTGTTATTCCAGAATGTTCTTTCTTATCATATCTGAATGGAGTTGTGATTTTTACTTTAACTGTTTTAACTCTTTTTAGGACTTCTTTTTTCACAACTTTATCATTACTCATAATTACTCCATTGGTTCGATATTAGCTTGATTGTTTTTACTTGGAAGATTTATAGTGTTTCCAACTTCAAAGCATACACCGTTTCTTAGGAATGGTGCAGTAACTCTAAAAGAAATAACTTCTAATTCCTTTCCGAGTGGATTATCATCTTCTATTAATTCAAGCTCTTTAATCCAGTTATTGATTTTATCATCAACATCTTTTTCTGGTTCATTATCAATAGCCTTATTTAATGTTGAAATTGCTTTTTTAAGATTACCTTCTTCAACAAACACTTTAGCTTCTTCAACTCTGTCTTTAAACATTTTCTTTTTCCCTGCCACTTTATCCTCCACTAAACTTTTATAAAGCAGAGAGCCGACAAAAGCCGACTCTCAATTGCCTTTATTCCAATTATTTATGCAAAGGTACAGGCTGTTACTGCACTCTTTCCAAGAACTTCTACACCATCAATTGTTTTAAATGCTCTGAAACTATGAGCAGCAGCAGTTAAAACACTTTGTCCTAGTGCAGTCCCTTCGAGTACACCAGTTTTAATTTCCCAAACATCTCCTGCAGTTACTCCAGCTAATGCCAATGCAAGAGTACCAAGATCAGCAACATTGGAAGTAAGTGTCATAAACATTCTAGCACCTTTAGTATCGCAATAAGGTACAAGTCCTGCAGCTGAAGTTGTAGTTCCGCTTACACATACAGTAGATTTAAGAGCAACAGTTTGCATTAATATAATGCTTTCAACGACAGCACCGTAATAAGCAATACCAATTCTTTCGTTTGGAGCAGTTTGAGCATCAGAGAAAATAACATCTGTAAACTCAATACCTGAACCACCAGTTGTTGCTCTAGCTTTCTCTTCACGATGTTTTCTAATCTTATCAAGAACATAAGCCCAAAGGTCTTTAGGATCGCAGAATAAGATAGATCCAGCTAATGCTGAACCACCATAGGTTTTGTATTCACTAATTGAATCCATCATTGGATTATAAATTACTTCATAACCTTTATGACGAGGAATATCACCATTAACACGCCATTGATCTTTAACTGTAGTATTAACACCAATTGCCATTCCACCAACAACCTTAACAGCTTCACCTTTAGCATCTGCATAACTTTCTACATCAGTTAAGCCCATAATAAATACTGTTTTAGATGGATCTTTATATTTTGATGGTTGATTCTTAATCATTGTATCCATATAGTCAATAATATCATCGCCTGTACGAGTTACTTTATATTCAGTTACAATAGCAGTTGCAGTTGTAACAGTAGTATATTTTGCAGCAGCCTGATAAATTCTTAACTGAACAAAGTTATTGTTTCCTGAGAAGAATTCAACCGTATGAGATGTTCCTGTACCTGTGATAGCGGTAGATGAACCAAGAACAGTTGTACCATCAGCACCCAATACTGCACCGTAAACACTAGAACTTCCATCTTCTCCAATCTCAGTAAATACAAATTTACATTTAGAATTAGGAGTAACAGCAATACCATCTTTACGTGCATATCCAGCATTAGCAATTTTCAATCCACTTGCAATTGATAATGTAGAAGTAACACCAAGCCATCCGTCAACAACAGAAGACCAATCAGAAGTATAATCTGTAATCCAACCAATACCTGTAATCTCAATTTTGTTAGCAGTAACTCTATCACCCAATGCACCAATAACAATAGCATTTGCATTACTATTAGTCCATGAACCGTTACCATCTTGAAGATTTTTCAACCAACCAATTCCAAGTCTATACATATCATTATGAGTAAATGTAGCCCATGTAACGCTTGTATAATCATCACTTGTGCCATTAGTCCAAACTCTAAGTAAGTCATTGTTAATACCAATTAGACGTCTAGCAGTAATCTCATCTTCAAATTTAGTGTTATAAAGATTGTTTATGATATCAAGTTCTGGAAGATTGAATTGATTTTCCATACGTCTTGCAAACAATTCTTTACCAATTACACCACCTTGATCTTTAAGTTGAGCACCTGTAGGTTGAGAACCAACAGCTAAACTATCAATAAAGTTTTCTTCAATAGATGCATAAATATCAAGAGGGTAAGTTAATTCATCACCGCTTTTAATTGTAATTCTATTCATAAACTCAGAAGAATAATTAAAAACTAAATCCCAATATTCCTTTGCTCTTGAACCGGTAATTAGATCGTTACGATTCCAGTTTGTTAAATGCTGGTAGTAACTAGAGAAATCGCCAACAGCTTTTTCAACATTGTAATACTCTTGATAAACCTTAGAAACAGGTTTGCCATAACTAGTCATTGGGTCTAATCCCAAGAATAGTAATGCTTCGGCAGCAGTCTTGTTAATATAATTTTCCTTAACTGCTTCTTCTGGTTTTCCCCTGCCATCAATAGTTCTTTTGATCGCAAGTTCAGTTATAGCGAGAGCTTGTAATTCTTTTTTAGTAAGTTCCATTATTCCTCCCTTACATTGCCAATTTGGCTTTGCGTTCTGAGTCAGTTTCTTCTTTCTCAACAACGTTATCTACAGGGTCAAGTACTTTCTCTGGATTCGCTGTCATATAAGTAGAGACTTCTGTTTTGAACGCACTAAAGCTCTCATCCATCTTAGTAACTAATCCAACAAGAGTAACATCTTTGCCATCTTTGTCTTTAACCACATTCCCTTCCGCATCTTTTACCACTAGCTCAGGAGGGGATTTTTCGCTAGTAGTTTTAATTAGATCTGCTACTGTTTGACCTTCTTCAAGACCAATAGCTGTCTTTAAAGAATCGTCAATCATCTTTTGCACTTCGGCTTTTTCTAACATAACTTCTTCTCCTTTTTTTATTTCAGTAACTATGTCCTTTGTTACTACTTCAAAGCTCATTTCATCGTAATATTTTTTTGCTTGTTTAAAGATCTTCCCAATTTCTTTCTTGAATCCATCAACATCTTTAGTCTGTCCATAAATATAATCCCATTCTGCATTATAGATTGCAGTTGTAAGTGCAGATGTTGCAAAGTAAATATCAGTATTCTTTCTGTTTTCAAGAACCGAGTCGAAATCTTTAGTAACATCATCAAGAATTTTCTTGAAACTTTTCTTTGTTAATTTACCATCTTCAAACTTAAATGTAGTTTTCAAGAGATCTTTAATTTTATGAATAGCTTTATTCGTTTTATCTTTAATGGTTTCTTCTTCGACTTCAAACTCTTCAAGCCAAGCCTTGCCTTCAATGGAAGTTTCAAATTCTAGTTCTTTAATCGTTGCAAACTCTTCTGCGTCTGCAAAATAAGCTGAACGTGCAATCGAACCAACATAATCAGGATAGATAGGATCATTTTCTTTCACATAATAGAATTCCATAACATGAGCATCGATGCTGTAAGGTTCATCATTCTCATCTTTCTTATGTGTAAACTTTAAAACCTTATCACCATTAGCCTGAAAATCAATCATAGCATCACGTCTAATATCTTCCTTGTCTAATATCCAGTTATCACTATCAGCATCATTCCATTTAACCATAATGTTATACATGATTTGTTTTTCGTCATCGAATTTAACAACCATATCTTCATAGGATATTCGCTTAGTAAAAGCTGTAATGCCTTCTTTCTCTTCTTTAAAAACTGATTCAACTTGCATAGCACCTTTTGGTACTAAGCAATCGTGAGATATAATTAACTTTTTATATCTCTTTAATTTCCTTTTTGCCATAACTCCTCCGTTACTTTTTTATCGTTATTAAAACAAAAACAATTTGTCAAGGTATTTATCTTACTCATTAAATTTATCCTCGTCTATCGAATTGATATCATCTTGATTAGAATCCGTATCGCCATCTGGTTTTATATTACCTTCGTTATCAACTTGTGTTCTTTCGTTCGGTTCAATTAAATCTTCCTGTTCTGGAATTGTTTCTGGATTTTCTAATTCCATTAATCCATGTTCGTGGATATATCTTCTCGCTTCAATTTTAGAGATAGGTGTTCCAGATGAAACTATTTGAGTAAGTATAACTGCCATATCTTTTTGATTGTTTGTGTCTATTGTTCTAAACTTAATTTGTGGATCAAACCCAAATAAACTTTCAAGTATAAGATTTATAGCTTCTTCAAAATCACGTTGCTCTGGTCTAATCATTATTTGATTTTCAAGGAATAAATCTCCTATTGCTACACTACCACCACCAAAACCACTTCCATTCTTAGTAAGTGATATAAGTGATGGAGTAATTCCCCATGATCTTGCTATTGAAGCCTCTAAAGCAGACTGTCGTTTTGAATATTGACCGTCTTCATTTTTGGAAATATCAACAACTTGTATCTTTGCATCTTTGCCAGGAGAGTGAAGGTACATTGTTTTATGTTGATTCCCAACACCTTCAAATTGTGACATGTTTTGTTTAAAATCTTTTGATACTTGATTCTTAGTTTTGCCATCAAGTTTCGATCCTGTAAATAATATTACAAAATCTCCCATCGCACGATTCTTGAAGAAATCAATATTATTTTTATCAACGAAGATATCCTCATATATTTTATCTTTAGCAGGTAAATATTCAGGTTCAGGATAATAAGAACTTGATAAAGTTTTATAACCAAACCAATGCATGTAATCTCTTCCAAGTTTAGGATTGCCATTATAAGGGAAATATTCTACTTTCTCATTTGTGTTTTTTGAAAGTTGAACATATTTACGAATACCGTTTACGTTTCTACCATTTCTAAAATTTGGAATAACAAAGGTTGATTTAGTATTTTTAGCATCAAACATTTGTATTGTATCAAAAGCTTTTTTAATTATTAGTGGTCCATATCCAAAGCTACAATGCTGTCTCTTAACATTTACTGCTATATTGGAAAGTGTATCTCCAAACGTAGAGTTAGGTTTCTTCGCCCATGCTTCAAGCTTTGGATAGTTAGAATGGTTTTTATTTCTAAAGTCATACCCAAATCCTGCCACGAGAGTTGACTTTAACTCCATACAACGTCTATGTGTGTGATTATATTTTAATAACCACTCTAATTCATACGTGTCCCATGGTGGTTTAATAACATTGTCTGGCTGACCTAATCCTCCAAATTGTGTTTGAATATCATTTGGAATTTCCTTACCACCTTTATAAAGCGATATCTCTCCAGATGTCCTATTGACTTTGTAAATATACTCATACTCTGATGCATTGAATTCACTCGGATTTGTTTCTCTAAACTGTGCTGTACGCTTATTCATATCTACTTTTTCAACTTTCTTCTTTGCCATAGGTTCTCCTATATATATCCAATGCTAAAACTATTATCTTCTTCTGCCACAATATCTTTTATACCACACAAACAATCAAGAAAGTCATCTTCTTGATTTCTTACAAAGTAACCCTCTACCTTCCCAACATATTTTGTCAAGGCTTTTATTGCTCTATCAGTTGGCGAGTCAACTTCGTATTGTCTATTACCATCTTCATCAAGTTCAGCAGGTAACCATACATGAGAAAGAATCCAATCAGAGCTTAGAAATATCTTTAGTTCTTTATTCTGGTCAGTTCCAAGAATATTATAATCATCAAACTCAACTGGAACTTCTGCTTCAACTAATCTTTCATTAAGCGTTTCACAATATTGATCTCCACCACCATTAGCCTCACCTGTAATTTTTCCGAAGTGAAGATGGTTTTGTTTAAAAAATTCAACTAAAAGCTCTTTAGAAACCTTTGGTTGTTCTGGAGTATAAACCATTTGAGGTAGAACATAAACATCATTTCCAAGAGTTTTTCCTATTATGCAACAAGTATTATTACTACCCTTACCCGCAGGGTCAAGATGGGAAACACCACCTGAAAAATGTTTCTTCCCCAAATCTTTTATGTAATACCAATTGCTAAAGTTATCAAACAGCATTGAGCCTTTTGGGCGTGGTTCTTGTTGGAAAAGTGAATACCATGAGTGAGCATTGCCCTTTTTAATTTCAGTATCCATTATGTTTTGATAGTACTCAGTAGTTCTCAAATCGCTATATGGACAGGTCGTTTGCCCCTTATTGTTAAGTGCAGGTATACTTATATAAACAACATCATTCTTTGTCGGTTCTGAAGATAAAATATTTTCTATGAATCTTTCGATGTTCTCGTCTGTTAGCTCTTCATTGTACGCATCAAACTTAAATAT